GTTAGGAAAGATGTCTATGACCAGGCTTCGCACAAGTGGCTGACTCCGCGGTACGAGTCGGACTTCGATTACATCGAGGAATGCGCCCGGGTGGCCAAGAACATCCTGTGGCTGAACATCATCGGCACCTGCTCACAGGGGACGGCCAAGAACAATGTCGGGAATGCGGACGATCAAATAGAAGTGAGGCAATCATGCGAGAAGTGATTCGCGGCTACCGCCTGAAGGTGAAACTGATTGAGGACCAGGCCGGGGAGGCCATAGAAAAGGTGTTCATTCGCCCCAGGATCGACGATCAGGGGCTGGCTGGCATACCGGGTCAAGTGCTGGCAGAGATTCGGCCTATGGTCAAACAGGCGCTGAATGAGGGGGCAAACTTTGGGAACTACCTTAAAAGACAAGCTGGAAAGTGAGCTGGGCGTCCTGGCCATGCAGATCGAGGCCGCGGCCAAGATCATGCAGCAGAAGTATAAGATCAAGCTGGCCACCCTGGCCGAGCGCGGGGCTGATGAAAAGGCCATCCAGGAATGGTTGCGCTCCGATGCTGGGCGGCAGGAATGGGATGCGCTGAAAAATGAGGTCAAGCGCAAGGTGGGGAACACGATAAGCAGGATAGCCGACTTGGGCTATTTCGTGGGGTTTGCAAATGGCCGTTGACCTGAATCAGAACGTAGACGAGGACATTCTCGATAGCTATACCTGGTCATGGCTGGACATGGGCGATGATAAGGTTTGCCCAGATTGCGAGGCACTGGCCAAGTTGCCGCCGGCGTCGTTCACTGAATGGGAAACGAAGCGGACGCTACCGGCCAGGGGTGACACGGTTTGTGGGGATCACTGCCGTTGCGTACTGTTTCCAGAGGGCATGATCAGGACCTCGCCCGATTTACTGAGCGGGGAGAAGATCGTCATCAAGGACGTTGGGGATTTGGTTGTCAGCCTGGATGTTTCGTATGAGCTGTTTTCATATTACGATGACCTGATTGCGCTCTACCACAGGGCTACGGGTGGGGAGAGGTTGCCCGATGACCTATACCGCATCCCTTCAGTTGACGGCCGCATTGAGTTTCTGAAGAAATGGCTGAGAGAGAATGAAGGTTAAATTCCAGGGCCGGGAAAAGTACAACGCTATCGCCAAGCGCATCCTGGCCGAACTGGAAAACCCGCGCTCTGAGTACACCAAGGGGATGTACGAGATTGCTGTTGATGGCGTGATCAAGCGCACACGCTCAGGCGTAGACATTGACGGCATGACGTTCAAGCCGTACAGCAAGGAATACGCCAAGCGCAAAGGGCGCTCCTGGGCCAACCTGGTTGACAGTGGCAAGCTGATGTCAAAGGCCGGATTTGAGTTTCAAGTCATGCGCGGGAATAACAAGGTTGTCATCCGCATTTACATTCCCGGCAAGCACCACAGCGGGGATGTCGATCACTACACCTTGGGCTACGTTCACAACTTCGGAATGGGTCATGCACCGCAGCGAGAATTCATGGGGCTCGATCAAATGATAATCGACTCACTCACCGCCTTTTCAAAGGAAAAATGGCGCGAGCTGTTCAATTCGCTAAAATAAAGTTCTGAAAACACAGTAAAAAGCGGTAAAACGCGGCAAGACAAAATGCCGTTATTACCATACTCTATCCTCGATGGGTGCAGAGCATCCGTCAAGGAGAGCAAAAGATGGCTGATGCAAATGCGGCCCCCCCGGTTGAACCGAGCGAGGCTACTGCGGTCCAGAAGGACCAACCTGAGACTGTTGAACAGTTGAGGGAAAAACTGGAAAGAGTTGTGGCTCATAACACTGAGCTCCTGGGTGATTTGAAAAAGCACAAAAACAAACTGTCTACCTTTGAGAGTGCCGCCGATAAAGATAAAGAGGCGAAGCTCAAAGAAGAAGGCAAGCTGAAAGAACTGCTGGACAAGAAAGAAGGCGAAATCAAGGCCGTGCGGGATCGTGCCCGTCATGCCGAGCTAAAAGCCGCTGCGCGGTTGCATGGGCTCGTGGATGATGAGTACATCGAGATCCTGGCCAAGCAGGTCGAATTCGACGAGAACGATATCCCAACAAACGTCGGGGACGTTTTCAAAGACCTACAGGAAAAGAAGCCATACCTGTTCAAGCAGCCTGACGCGCCTGTCCCCCCCGGCACTGCAAACCGCAGCGCAAGTGGATGGAGGCCTGGCGGGAAGAACTTCACCCAGAGCGAAGTTGATACCATGAGCCCCGCAGAGTTGGACAAGGCCTGGCCTGAAATCTTGAAACAGATGCAGGCTGGCCTGATCAAGTGAAAATCGAAAAAATCAGGAGGCTATAATGGCAGAGACTTTTGTTCCTACGATTTGGTCAAAGAGAATCATCTCGCAGCTTGACAAGTTCATGGTCGCTGATGCGATCTGCAACCGTAACTATGAGGGCGAAATCAAGGCGGCTGGCAATACCGTCAAGATCTGGACCCCCGGTGACGTAACCACCAAAACCTACACGGCGAACTCGAACCATGCCGCCCCGGACGCGACGACCGGCACGGACATCTCGCTGGTCATCGACCAGCAGAAGTATTTCAACATCCAGTTCGACGCCGTGACCCTGGCCCAGGTTCCCGTCAACATTCAGGAAGCCTATCTGCAGCGCGCCATGTACTCGCTGCGCGACAATGTTGATCAGTACATCATGGGGCAGTACGCCAACGTGGCGCTCGCCAACACCCGCACTCCCGCGGCCACTCTCACCACTTCCAATGTGTACACGGAGTTCCTCGGCCTTCAGCGCCTGCTGAACGATGCGAAGCTCCCGATGGAAGGTCGGTATGTTGTTGTTTCGCCTCGCGTTCTGGAAGTGATCAACGCCTATCTGGCCAGCCGTGCAACCGTTCTGGGTGATACCGTCAATCTGAATGGCTATCTCGGAATGTTCGCTGGGTTCAAGGTCTATCTGTCCCACAACGTCGTGGAGACCGATGAGGACATGACCGGCACTTCCTCAACCGAGACCGTGCACAACTGCCTGGCCGGCATCACCGATGGCATCACCCTGGCAAAGCAGATCCCCGAGGGCACCCTGATCAATTACACCCCCGAGCTGCGTTTCGCCACTGCCATCAAGGGCCTGCTCGTGTACGGTGCGAAGATGGTCGACACCGGCAAGCGCAACGGCCTGCTGAAAGCCTGGTTCGCCAACTAGGGACATGGGCAAGCAGGGAGACTGCATCAATATCATCCGCAAGGATGGTAAGCGCGTCATGATTCCGCTGAGCATTTGGGAGGGCGGGATGAAAACGGATACTGATTGGCGCATTGAGAATCGGCCTTTGCTGAACACGCCGGAGGTCAATGTTGTGCCGATAGTGATTGAAAAGCCCGTCGAGGTGAAGCCTGAAGTTGCTCCCGTGGAGCCGCCCAAGGTGGAGCCTGTTGCTGATGTTGAACCAAAGGCTGAAGCGCCCAAGGTGAAGCGGGAATACAGGCGCAAGAAGAAGGGCTGATGCACTCTGTAAAGCTGACCAATTCGGAAGCTCTGTTCGATGCCAACTATACCCCCGAAATAAAGGTGTACGTGGATGGGGTGCTCACGGCCCCGTCCACGGCCACTATTTCGCTGTTCTGGGCGAACGGGGATGAGAAGGTGACGGATAGGGCTTGCACGATCAACGGTACAAGCAAGGCAATCACTCCCACAACGGCATTCACAACGGCAGAGCGCGACACGAAGCCGCTGGAAGATTATCGGCTACTGTTGAAGTACACCATAAGCGGCGTTGCCTACTGGACCAATTTCCTATTCGATGATTGCCGTACACCGCTGACCTGCTCGGTGATAGATGCTGACTTGCTGATGTACGCCCCGGAGTTGGCTGACAATCGCTGGAATAACGAGACAACCTTTACGAAGCCCATTGAACGCTCGTTTGATGACATTCGGCGCATGATTAAGGAAAAGGGCAATCGGGCTTGCCTTCTGGTTGATGGTCAGCAAGTCAATGATTTAGTTGTCACTCACGCGCTGGAATTGATCTGTTACGACTTTGCCAAAACGACCGATGATATTTGGTGGACCAAGTACCTGAAAGCGGCAGAGCGATTCCAGGCTGAGTTCGCCAATCTCCATGTCAAGTACGATAGCGATGAGGATGGTTCGGTGGATGAGGCGCCCTGCTTTAGCACGGTTGACTTACTCAGATGAGCGACCTCAGAACCCATACCGAAGCGCTAATCACGGCAATTGAAAGCCTGAGCTACGTCATGTCGGACGATATGTTCGACTTCGATGCTGTACCGAGTTCAAAGATGGACAAGGCATACAGGCTGGAGATTGGCACCGCTGAGGTTATCGAACTGAGCGGCGACAGGGTTGAAAAGCGGAAAGTCGTGGAGCTGTGGACGGCCTACAAGGTGACGGCCAAGGGCGATCGCAAGGACGCCTTCCTTGACGTGCTGGACGCGCAAGAGACGCTGGAAGATAAGCTGTTGCAGGCGCTCTCCTCCTTGCCGGGAAATGTGGAATCGGGGTCTGTGTCGAAGTACGTCCAGAACTACATCATTTTGCACGTCACCTATCGCTTCACTTACTGGAGGGATTTGACATGAGCAGATACAAGAAAGGCACCAAGAAGCCGCCGGTGATCGTTGAGGTTGCCAGCAACAGGGCTGAGGAGCGGCCGTTGCCGCCGGAGTTGGTTCGGACATACCACCCGCGCAAGGGGTGGATCATTACGGAGGTCAAGAAATGAGTCTACTGAATAAACGAGAGAGGGGCATCGGTTTTGCCAAGGGTGCCAATTGGGGCACTGCGGTTCAGCCGGGCACCGGGCATGGGATCTATCTGTTGCGGTTCAACCCGCCAAAGGGTGAGCGCAACTTGATCACGGATGGCGACGAGTTCGACCATGATCTGCCGACGAATGTCTACCCGATGGACTATCCCGAGCAGAACGGGTCGATGGGCGGGCGGTTCTACTTCGCCGGCATGGAGCGCATCCTGGCGTCCATTTTCGGCATCTATACGTCCAGCGTTCCCGAGTCTGGGGTTGTGAAGCACGAGTTCACGTTCGACCCGATCATCGGCAGCATCTTTCACTCGCTGGCCTGGGATGAGGGCGATGAGATCAAGAGCGTCCCCAGCTTCAAGTTCAAGAACCTGCGTATTTTCTACGAGGACGGCTTCCAGTGGGACACCGACATCGGCGGTGATCGTACGGTCATTGCGTCCTGGAGTGACCCGCTTTCACTGACCTATGGCAGCGAGGGGTTGGGCATTTTCCGCTTGGTCAACACGACTATCTCGATCAACGCCCAGGGCGGCGCTGACTTCGCGGCTGGCGATGCGATTCACCCCAGCGCCATTGACATCAACATCGACCCCAAGTACACCACCCTGCCCGTGACTGCGGGCTACGAGGGCATTTCCGAGCATGAGCCCGGGGATGAGCCGCCGCTGTTCACCGTTGCCCTGAAGTTCCCCAAAAAGGACAGCACGAATGACGCCTTCCTGACCTCGTTCGGTGCCGGCACCAAGTACAAGATGCGGATCAAGTGCGAAAGCGCGGATGTCATCAGCGGCAAGACCAGCAAGTACACCTTTTACCTGGACCTGCCCGGGCTGTACGTCGTGGAGGCCCCGGAATACGCGCAGGAATCCCCGGTTCCCGTGTCAGTGAAGTTCGGCATTTACAGGCCGAGCACGGCTCCCACGGGCATGACCCTGGCCGTTCCGTACGCATACATCATCAACCAGGTTGCCGCTCTGACCGGCTACCCGGCGAGTTAAAGGGAGGATGACAAGTGCCGTTAAAAATCGGTAATGTCCTCAAGGCTATGGACGAGGGCCGGTGGGTAAAAGTACCGGCCACGTCCGGCGAATTCGGATTGAAGATCAAGCAACTGTTGCCCGGTGAACAGTACGCCCTGCAGAAGCGATGCGATGAACTGAAGGATGAGGTGGCCATTGCCAAGGAACGGCAGGCCACCGCCATTTCCAAGATCGTGGATTGGCGGGACTTGCAGGATGCGGAGGGCAATCAAATTGCTTTCGATGCCAAGCTGCTGCAGGACGAAAAGTTCATTGACGCGCTCATGGGGTGCACGGTCATCGGCGGGCGCTACCTGATGAACTGGCTCATATCCAAGATCAACAAATCCGATGCGTTTGTGGAGGACGAAGACACCTCTTTTTTGGCACCTATTTAGAGGGGTGGCGTGATTGGTGGCGCGATTGGTCCGACCGCCAAGCTGAATACGCCGCCAAGCTCACCGGCTTTGATAGCCTTGTCATCCGGCTTTTCTATGAACTTTGTACTGAAGTCAATATTCAGGGGGGCGCACTTTACCCGATGCTGGAAGAAGCGGGGATTGAGGGGTACGAGATGAAGCAGCGCGTGTTGTACGGCTTCCAGATGATCCGATGTGCGGTGATGGACATTGACCGGCAGAAGGCCGAGGACAGGGCCAGGAGAAAATAGTGGCAACACGATTGGATTTGCTGATCGAAGTAGACTCAAAAGGCGCGGTCCAGGGCGTCAAGGCGCTGAACAGTGAGGTTGACAAGCTGGGTTCCGCTACGCAGGCCACCGACAAAAAGAGCGGTAGTCTGTTTGGCACTATCACCGGCGGCGTGATTGCCGCGAACCTGGCGACCAAGGCGTTCTCATTTTTGGGCAATGAGCTCGGGACGGTTTTCGAGGAGGCACTGGAGGCCGAGAAGGTCCAGAGCAAGCTTGATTCGACGCTGAGGGCGAACGGCGAATCCGTCCAGGTTGTCGGAGCTGCTATTGACGATTTCGCATCCAATATGCAGGCCATGACAGGCATCACCGACGAGGAAGCGAAATCGCTCACCACGCTGTCTTTGAACCTGGGCCTCAGCACCGATCAGATGTACGCCGCCACCAAGGGCGCCATTGGATTGACCAACCTCTACGGCGGGTCCATGCAGTCGAACTTGGAGGCTGTTGCGAAGGCATTCCAGGGGCAGTGGCGACAGATGGATGCCCTGATACCCGAGATCAAGAACACGACAGACAAGAGCGAGAAGCTGGCCCTGATGCAGAAGATGATGGCTGAGGGATTCCAGGCTTCCACCGATGCCATGAAGGGCGCGGCAGGGGCGCTCACCACGGCCAAGAACCAATGGAGCGATTTCAAGGAGGCGCTCGGTGGCGGGTTGCTGTCTGTATTTAGTGGCTTGAAGAAAGTCAGCGACGAAATGACCGGGCAGGCACTTATCGCCCGCAAGTTGAGAGCTGAACATGATGCCATGACCAAGGCGATGGACGCATCCCTGGCCGCACTCCACGCAAGGGGCGGGCAGACGTTCTCCGAGATCACGATGGGCGATGAAGCGAGCGAACAGAAAATCCTTGAGATTGAAAAGGACATCGCCAAGACCAAAAAAGAAATTGCTGAGACCATTCGCAAGGATGAAGTCGAGGCGACGAATAAGCTCCAGGAGGCGCGCGAACGTGCGGCTGAGGCAGCGGCAAAAGAGGCTCGTTGGATGGAGGACCGCTGGGATGCCTTCAACAAGAACTTCAACCAGGACCAGGAGTACGCCGCCTTCATTTTGGCCAAGCTCGGCCCGGCCATTGAGAGCAACTCTGATGCCTGGGCTGGGGATACCGAAGCGCTCAAAAAGGAAATGGCCAGTCTGGTTGACATGACAGCGGCAGCCGAGAAATATCAGGCCACAATCACAAAAGATGATACGAAGATCAAGGCCAAGGAAAACGCCGCTGCAATCGTCAAATCATGGCAAGAGGTTGAGGCGCAGTTCGAGGCTGTCAGTCGTGCCATTGGCTACATCGACGATATGTTCTCCGCGCTTGGCATCAATGCTACTGGAGTGACCTCGCAGATCCAGAACGGTTTGGGCGCGGTGAGCTCCTACTCTGCCGGCATGGCGTCATTGAGCAAGGAAGGCGGTTCACTTACTGACAAATTGACAGGAGTTACCAGCATCATCGGTGCTGTGTCAGCGGCCATAACCATCGCGGCGGCAATCATCAAGGCGTTTGCTGGCGATGGCGTTGGCGAAGCTATCACCCGCGAGAACCAATGGATGAGCCTCAATAAGAAGCTGATTGAGCAACTGCGAGAATTGGAAAAGGAGACCGGCTCCGTCCACGAGGCTACATCCATCATGCTGGACGAAATCATCAATCAGACGGATATAACGATTGACAACTTCGGCCAGTACGCGCAACGCATCCGCGAGATCCTGAGCGAGCTTGACCGCGGCGAACTGACCTTGGCTGAAACCCAGAACGAGATCGGGGATTCATTCGAGGCGCTCATTGCTAAGGCTGAGGAACTGGGCACGACCGGGAGCAACTCCCTGATGACCCTGTTCGATGACTTGGCCAGCCGGGGGATCGAGGTTGCTGAGATAACCAAGTACATCAACGAGCAGATGACCGCCGGCCTGACCGGGTACAAGGCATACCTGGAGGGCGACTTTAGCGATGCAACCATTGGCGTATTCGAGGAAATGCTGGCCTACGAAAAGAAGGTTGGCGAGAACCAGGCGCTCATTGATGGCATTGACGGAATCACCGATGCCCTTGTCGGCATGAGCAACGCTTCCAGGCTGACAGAGGCCGAATTCGACAGCTTTGAAAAGGCCGGGCGCGACGCTTACGACGCCCTGATTGCCAAAGGCTTCACCGAAAAGGAATCTCTGATTGAGCTGGCTCCCATGTTGTCCCGTCTTGTGTTCCTCCAGAACGAATACGGCCTGGCCATAGACGCGGAGACTCAGGCGCTGATTGACAAGGCCAAGGCCGAAGGCGTGAACCTTGACCAGTACAAGAGCCAAGAGGAGATATTCTCCGACATGAGCAAGAGCCTGAGCGAGCTTGTTGAAATATTCCGCAACGCCTTCCCATCTGCGATTGACGCGACAACCGACGCCTTCAGCCGGTTAAATGGCGAGTCGGGCAAATTCAGCCCCGACACCACCTACACCGGCGGCAAGGGCGGGGCCGATGTCCAGGCGGCCAGCGGGTTCTATTCGCCCCGGTTGTCTCAGGACACGCTCATTCAGGCGCATCAGGGGGAATCGGTTGTCATTACTCCCAAGGCGCAAAACTCAGGCGCTCAGGGCAAAACCGTGAATGTCAGCATGGCGCTGAATGGATCGATCGGTTGCCGAGGCTTGGCTGGAAGCATACCGGGGCAACGTGCGCGGGCTGAGGTCAGCCGTGGAGGGACACTGATGGGACTCGGAGGAATCGCAGTTTCAGGTGGCACGACAGGCCACGGCACCTTGATCTATTGCAACTTGCTCTACGCCCCGCTCATGCTTGACGCCTATGAAATCCCCATGGCGCGGCCAACGTATGCGCTTGGGGGCACGGCAGGCGCGGCAGGATATGAGGCTGCGTTTGCCACAGATCGGGACCAGCGGACGCTATTCAAGACGGCGGCGGCCGGGACGGATTTGACGCTCACGATGATAACCGGCACCGACCCGGCGGCGGTTGTCCCGACAGTTTACGGCGTTGTTTTGCTGGGCCACAACCTGACGGCGACCAACCTTTCCGATGCTGCTGATTCCTACGCTGGCGCATGGCTGGAAGGCGGGATGGACACGAACTACAACGCGGTCAGCGAGGCAATAGTTGTGAACGCCGACGCCCTGACCCCGGCGTATTGTCTGCTGACCTCACCGGCCGCATATGACCATTGGCGCATCAGGGTCAATTTCAATTCATCCCTGGCCCTGCAAATCGGTGAGGCGTTCCTGATCGGCGCGGCCCCCCTGGCCTTCGTGAAGAACTACAACAAGCGCTTCCCGAATAACAAGGAATTGGGGATGGTCAAAAGCACCGGCGGCCTGTCGGGTGTTCCCCGCGTGTACACTCGCTGGGCGCGGCGCTACATGGAGCTCCGCTTCACGAATATCAGCGACGCGCAGTTGGAGGCCATGCAGGCGGCGGCCAGGAATGGCCACGTTATTTTCAGCCCGACGGGTGCGAGCGGGTATGCGTATTTCGGCGTCCTGGAATTAGAGACGCCGACATACGTGACGACCGATAAGTGGGACGTGACCGCCCACTTCACCGAAAGCGTTAAATGAGCCGGCTGGTCAAAGTCAAGCTGTCCTTCCCCGACGGGGACCATCTGATTGCCAATCAATACGTTGACGATGCCAGCGGGCAGTGGGAACGGAAGCTGTCGGGCATAACGCCCATTCAGCAATCCGTTGGGCTTGATCGATCATACGAGCGCGGGGGCTTTACGCTGACCATTGACGATACCCTTGAAACATTCAAGGCGATCATGGCCGACGACACGAACCGCAAGATCCGCGGGTCAACCGTCACCGTCTACGTCTACGAACCCGGCGGCACCGTCCTGGCTGATACCATCGTGGCTACGGTAGACGAATGGGAGCGGAGTGAGAACGAGTTCATCCTGAACTGCATCCAGGAGTTTATCGGCTTGATCGGCACGGTTCCCCAGGCGTCAACCTGGAAATATACCTCTGTCGACTCAGGCGAGACCTGGGGTGGCGGGCACACTGTCTGGCTGAACAAGTGGACGCACACCGGCGGCCCCGGAGTGCTGACCATCGTGGATGCTGTCGGGGCCGGGGGCGGGCCTGCCGTTGTGGAGAATGACTGTTCCTATTATCTGGCCGGCTACATCACTATCGGCAGCGGGACGGGCGTCTCGATCTATGTTGGCGACACCCTGGCCGGGAAGGTCACGGCAACAGGGGTGTTCTCCTATTCGCTCGTGCGCGTGACGGCTGTGACCGCCACAACCGTGCGCTTTGTCCCGGATGACGGTTGCGCTTGCAGCCTCGATTCGGCCATGCCCTGGATCTCAATCGGCGGCGTGGAGATGTACTGGAAGATGTACAAGCTGACCGACCCGGACGGGGCTTTCGAGGATGCGAACTATGTCGGCGGCGGCGGCGGGAATACGATGTTCTCCCCGTACCTGAACGGCTGGACGCACGATAGTGCCGTGGCATCATCGTCAAACCCCGTCACCGCCCTGAGCGCGGTCCTGGCCACCTCCAGCTTGACGCTGGTCGATACGGGCGACTTCGAGGGGTGGTGCACGACCAACTCATGGCTACACAACGGGATCACCGTGGAGAATATCACGGCGCTGAAGGAATATATTGAAACGTGGGTGCACTCATTCGACGCCTGGTGGAAGATTGCCAGCGATGGCAAGATTGAAATTAAGCACATTGACTGGTCGAGCGTGACGGCAAGTGCCACGCTGACCGAGAACCATTTCATCC